TAAATTTTGAGCGAACTCAAGGGCAGCCTCATCAGCTTTAGTAAGGGCTGCATCTTCACGCCTAGCATTGTCAAGAGCCGTAGCTCTGTTCTGCTCCATCTGTTGTGAAGCGTCTGCAACTTGGAGTGGGTTATAGCCTTGAGCTTGGATAGGACTTTGATAGCCCTGTTGGAGTTGTAGCTCCTGAGGAGGTAATTGTCGTGCCATTTGTTACGCTGCTCCCATAGACATGCCCATACTTACACCTTGTTGTAAAGTACCCATCAAACCACTTGCAATTTGCATACCCATGTTAGGTGCTTGAGGACGCATTGTAGCTTCTTGACCAAAGTACCTTTGCATCTCTGGAAGAATACCAAGATCTCCATATGCAGTAAAGATAGATTGAGTAGCTTGTCGGCCAAGTGCTTGACGGCTTCTATCTGTTTGCCCAACAACACCTGCAAGCCTTTCAGCTTCCATAGCAGCGTTACGTCCAAACGTACCAAGTGTTCCAAGAACATCAGCACGTTGACGTGAACGACTAACGCCTTCAGAGGCAGCTCGGTTTGCACCAACAGCTTGTGTCAAAGCTGACAGTTGTGCTTGTTTAGCGTAAGCAGATTGAGCAAACTCTGCACCAAGTTGACGTTGAAGATCTTCACCAGCGCGGCTGTATTCCTCTTGAATGAAGCCAAGATTCTGTGCAAACCGTCCGGTTTTGTATCCATAAATATCAGCAGTACGAGTGTTAGCTTCTCGGATCATCAACGCTTGACGTTGATTAGCACGAGTCGTAGCATCTACCTGCTGTTTCCATTGCTGGACTTCTTGGTTATATGCTTGATCAGCCTTGAACATGTCAAGACCCATGCCGAGTAACCCTAAGCCAGCGCCAATTCCAGCTCCAGCTGCAGCTTTATCCCAATTAAAAGCCATTTAATTTACCTTTGCAAATTCCACATAATAGATGTTTCGTGTGTCGCATAGAACGACGTTGATAACCTTGAAACCAATGAGCCTCAAGAACTTTCTTAGATTATTGTTTTGAATATCTACTCGGTTCCAAAGAACTGGTCCCAAGGTTTTAACAAACTCCTTAGCCCATTTGATAAATGCTTTAGGGTGTTTACGGATTTCATAAGTCATGTTCATCCATACACACCCGTACTCATCTACACCAAACAACGCAGCAGGTTTGTTATCAGGACTAATTAAAAGGAAGGTTTTACTAGTAAGTAAATCATAACTCATACAAAGAACTGGATGCATACCAGCTCTAAAGAAGTCCGCTATACCTTCCTCCAATAAGTCTTTTGCTATCACAGGTACATCTTCTAAGGTAGCAGGTCTTACGCTGAACCCAGGGGTGGAATTGCTCATGGTTTAACCTCGTCGGTAGAAACGATTACTGTATTTACCTTCCCACGTTAGATCAAGGAGGTTTACTGGGAACGGAGTGTTACCAATAATCCGAATAGCAGTATTCCTATTACGTTGATAAATAGGAACAGTATGCACAGAACTAGAGGAAAGGTTGACGTTGTTTAGAATGTAAGTGTTGGGCATTGTAGTAGACACAACATTTTCCCACGTAGGAATACCAGTTAGATCTACTTCATAAGTAACAGGACCACTAAGACCTGTACCAACATTAATACGATGAATAATAAGGTCGGCTGTTTGATCACTACTAACAAATCCTCCCTCAGTTTTAGTGAAGAAGAATTTAGGCAGTTCAACTAGCATTTCATATTGGTATCCAATGATGAAATCTCGTCCACGATAATCACCATCAATGTCTGCATAGTAAGCCCCAGTTGAGCCTGCAACTGTTGGCTGCAGTACAGCGCCAACTGATTGACTAGAGATAACATTACTGCCACCAATATAACCGCCAAGCACAACAACTACAAAAGTTTTACCGCTTACATGGTTATAAGGTAAGAAGATTCTGGTTTTATCGGTATTAGAATCATAAGTCCTGTAAGGATTGATGCTCCAATAATCTAGAAACACATCTGTCTTTTCACCTGTTGGCAGAGTCAAGAACCCTTCTTCACTAGATTGCCTAAGATTAAAAGATTGAATCTCAACATTAGTACCATTAGCAATAACAACGTAGTAGGTGCTTTGATCAAAGAATTGATCAAGTAGTGTACCAGTTAAGGTCCACTTATACCACGATTGGACTCTACGTTCAGCTAGTTGCAGGAACCTGTATTGATATACAGTGTTACTTCCAGTTGTCCCTAAAGAAATAATAGAAGAAGCAGCCGAAGAAATAAAACTATTAATAGTGCTAGGAATCAACTCAGGTATGTTATAAGTTAATTCTTCAGCATTAGGCGGGTTATCTGCACTAATGTCAAGAAGACTGAACAGTTTTGTGTAAAGAGGAGTTTTAGCTATAAAGTTAGTAGAGATGCCGGTAGACACAGCCTCAACATTAGCATCACACTCATATGACGCCAACGAGTTAATCTTTGCCGTTTTAGGACTTAAAATGTCAGAGTCAGTACCAAGCAAAAATTGCTCAGTATTACCAAACAAAATCAGACCAACTGCTGTAGGACGAACATAGTTCAAAGTAACTGGTTTAGCAGTTGATGCCGAAATATCAATCGGATCATCATCTGTAGCAACCAATGCAGTAGTGTTAAAGAAGTTAAACAGGTCACCTGCTCTACTCATCGTCACTGTTTCATTAGACAAGAAACCAAGCCTATTCCTGTAAAGGAACATGTGCTTGATTTGTGAGCCAATAAAACTTGGATCTGGGTTAGTGATAAGATCACCAATAATCCTATCATCCCAAGTGACAGGCTCATACGTAAAAGAACCATCAGACTGACGAACTAGCTGGTGTGGCATAGTAAGTGGATCTAAATGGTAAGTAATCCCAGGTCCAACACTTTCTTCCCAAGTACCAACACCATAACCAGCACCTGAGGAAGTGTTAAACTTCAACCACATATCATCAATATCTAGTTCAGCACTATTGACTACTTTAACAAGATAGCCATCCTTTGCTTGACTAGGTAAGGATGCAACAGTAGAGACTGTATCTTGGAAGGCATACAATGCATTCTCAGAAGGACCGCCTACAACTGAAATAGTAAATGCAGCCGTACAGCTAATGTATATGGTAGCACCAACTTTTACAGCAGTGTAAGTTTTACCGCCAAATGTCTGACCATTAATGTCACCTATAAGGTCATCAATAATAGCATCTACATCACCACCAGTACCAGCATTGTAAGTAGCACGTTCAGTACCGTCTAAATAAATACGATAATGACCAGTACCTACAACGGTCAGTACAACCATAGCTTCATGCGGTTTGGCTGCAGTAGTTGCAGCATCCATAGCAACGGTCTTACCTTTATTTAAAACAAAGGTGTAATCATTCAGAGTTAGGACTTCAATATCCTCAGGGTTAGCATCCTTGAGGTAAGCGTTAGAAGGAACAGAAGTGATAGCACAGTCTGCTACTTCAGTGTTATAAAGACCAAGCTTAGTTGCTTCATCCGTCACAGCATTGTCGTAGTTGGTCTGTGCTGTATTCATTGCAGACAACGCTGCTGCTAGTTGTGTAGCATCATGGGTTGCAGCAACCGTATGGATTGCTGTAAAAACCCTGTAGCCCTCTGCAGCAAGCTTTGGGTGCTCATTGGTACGTTCGGTCCCAAGAACATATCCAGTGGGCAAGGAGGAGCTTACAGACACTAGTGTGTCTGCATTTTTTACCGTATAAGTTCCATCAGCTGATTTGATAATACCTGAATAAAGGTAAACATCATAAACTGCTGTGGGAACTGAAGGCGGGTTATAGTGATACTTTACATCAAACAGTTCTTCAGTAGTAGGGTTCTGACCTGCCAAAGTTTCTGCATAAAGAGACTGTGCTTCATGCAGTTCAGTTAACTTAGTTTTAGTAAAAGTTACCGCAGTGTTATAAGCAGTAAGAGTGGATTTAACATCAGCAATAACACAAGTGCCAGGGACACCAGTATTGCTGCCCATGTTAACAGCACGTGGGGAACCATCCAATAAGCTCCAAATACGAAATGTATTATCAGCATACTGGGCAATGTACTTCTCTTCTGCATCCCTAAGAATCGAAAACCAACGACCAGTGGTGGTTGCGTTTGTCAACGACTCAGTAAATTGACCACCAGGACGCTTCAACATGCCCAATGCAAAATCAGGCAATGTATTCACTGCATCCCGAACTTGACCGGGAAACTTCCTGCTATCAGGCTGCTGTGAAATACCAAGAAATAGGTTTGGGATTCTTTGGGTAAGTGTGCTCATCGCATCAATGCTTGATAAGGTTGATAACTTGTATAGTAGTTGTGACCATTTTTGAAACCAAACATTGAATAATCACCTTGGTTGCATTCATATTCAATGGCTGCAGCCCTAGTAGCTAGTTCTTGTTCAGTTAGAAGTTTGTAGATTTCTTGGTCACTAATTAATTTAGCAGCACACATACGTGCAGCTCGTGCGGTAATGTAAACCTGAAAAGCTGGGGGAACATCAGTAAAATCAAAATACCAAGCAACATCTGCGTAGATAGAATCAGTAAAAGTATAAGTATGATTTAGACGATCATACAATTTACCATTACGGCGAACAACATCATACTCAGATTTATGTTTAGATTGAGTAGTATCAATCTGAAGCATGTTAGCTGGATAGGCAATTTGATTTGTTGTACTGTCAGGAGTTAGCTCGTATTCGTATTCAGTGTTGAAGATCCATCCTTCAGCTTGAACTTGACGGTTAACTTCCCGGAGGGTGTTGAGTACAATAGATACTTCAGGGTTTTGAAGGTCTAGTGTGGTGACAGGAGCCTGTCCCACAGAGCTTAATATTTGATTAACAGCATCCAGTTCTGTGGACGCAGCATATGTAGGAAAGTGCATAGTACCTATCACAAGGATTAAAAAAAAGGGACTCCGAAGAGTCCCCATATTGATTACAAAAAATCAGAAAGCGGCAGGCTTGGTAGCGGTGCCAGCGAACAGCTCCACGCAAGCAGCGGGGTTCAGGTAGTCAGCGCCCATGGCGAGACGACCCAGGATAACGTCGCCTTGGTAGACCACAGACACGTCACCGCTGGTGACTTGGACCTGAGGACCAACGGCTTCAACCACACCAGCACCTTCGCGTTGGAAGATGAGGCCGCAGCTGTTAGCGAATTCGGTTTCTTCACCGTACTCGTTGTTGATACCGGTAACATCGTTAGCAGCATCTTCAAGAGCTTCAGACACGAACGAACCGGTGTTGCCGGGATCGGTGGTGCCAGGGTTGGTAGCAGAACCAGTGCCGTACTTCGTACCATACTGGCTGAAGAACGGAATGTTCATGGACTTGTAGATCTTGATACCGGCGATCTCAACGATGCCGTTACCTTTCTGCAGAGCATCACCTTGCTCGTCACGGTTGATCAGACCGTTGGTGCCGATAGCTTGAATCAGTGCATAGTACTGACGAGGGTTCAGCACAGCAACACGGCCATCACCGGACACGCCTTTCTCGTCGAGTGCAGCAGCTGCATCGTAGAAAGCGTTGACCAGGTTGGTCGAGTTATAAGCATCAGAAGCATTAACAGTAGAACCAACACGGATCTGAGTACCGCCAGGCTCAACGAAGTTGGCCTTGGTGATCGGAGAAGCAGCACGTGCGCCACGGGTGAGAGCACGGAAGATCAGACGATCATACTTTTGAGCCAGAGCATAGCCGATCTTACGGGAGATCTCGCTACGCAGGTCATAGTGGCTGAGGATTTCATCCAGCTCATACACAAAAGCCGAGCTAATCAGAAGGTCATCAACAGTGATGGTCTTCTCGGCCACCGGAGGTGCACCGTCGCTGTTACCGAGAATAGCGTTGCCAGGAGTATGGAACTCAGCAGTCGTGCGACCCGTGTAGATGAACTGCATTGATTTGCCGTTCTTCAGGGTACGCTTCATAACCAGGTCACGAGCGATAGCTTCGCGCTGGAAACCTTTGAACATCTC